TCCGTGGCGCGCTGCTTGTCCGACGTCCCGCTGCCGGCGGACTCCACGCACACCGGCATGCCGATGCTGCCCCAGTCGATCGCGATGTTCGTCGGGCGCCACTGCCAACCGTCGCCGGCGCGTCGCCTCTGTATCGGGCAGTTCACGCATTGCTCCACGTCGGAGTTCTTGTAGATCTGTCTCCAGGTGTGCTCTCTGTTCATGGTGCTCGTCTCCTCTTGTTGTCACTCGAACGAGAAATTGAACCGCGACTGCTTGCTGAGCCGCTCCATGCAGAGCAGCGCGCTGCCGAACGCGTGGGCGAGGTGGTCCTCGCCGCTGGTCTTGACCGTCTCGACGACCTGCTTGGTCTCCTCGTCGATCTCGCGGAACGGGACGAGCGACTTCAGGTGGCGCTTGAGGGCGTCGACTATCGGGATCTCGAGGTTGGGGAACCCGATCTCGCGCTCCTTGACCACGCGTGCCGCGTTCTTGAGCTGGATAAGGCGCGAGACCGTCACCCGCGCGCGGCTCGGGTCGCTCCACTCCGGCACGAACGTCTTCGACGTCTTCGGGTTCTGGTCGTACTGCTGTATCCAGAACTTGCCCTCGTCGCCGTTCGGGCACATCGCGCGGAGCATCAGCGCGTTGCGGTCCTTGCCGTAGCCCGCGTCCGCCGCGCCCATGTCCGGGTTGAACTGGTTGACGTAGCTGAGGACCCTCTTGGCGCTCTCGAGCTCGACCTGGGTGTCCTCGAAGACGTCGACCCCGATGACGTACGGGCGCTGGTTGTACTTGTTGCGCCCGAGCACGACGACCCAGTTCAGGTTGCCCCAGTCGACGCCGTACGTCACGTGCGACCACGCCGGCGTGCGCGACGTGTACAGCTGGTGGCCTGCGCACGACCTCTCGAAGTCGACGTCGTTGAGCATCTCCATGTCGGAGCCGGCCGGCACGCCGACGACGTAGTTCAGCCAGATCTCCGGGAACCGCATGTCGATCTTGTCCTGCATCACCTGCGTCGCGGAGATCCACGCCGCCATGAGCTGGGAGATCGCGTAGCCGCGGATGTGCTTCCGGTCGGGGTACTTCGGGACCCACTCGCCGCTGTACACGCGGTCGAGCTCGCCGCGGCACTTCTGCTTCCGGCACTGGAACTCGAAGGCGCCGGGCGGGAGCTCCTGGCAGCCGATCGGGAAGCTCTTCACCTGGACGATGTTCTCCTTGTGGTCGATCGGCTGCCGCTCGCCGCAGCGCTTGCACCTCACCAGCCACGTCTGCTGGTCGCTCTTGGAGAACGGCAGGTCGATGCCCTGGCGCGGGAGGGTCGGCGTGGAGATCTCGCGGAAGAAGCCCCACTTGCTGGACTTGAGCGCCTCCTTGAAGGCGAACTCGATCTTGTCCCGCATCCGGTCCTTCTCATCGAGCGTGACGCCGTCGGCCGGTTCGCCCTCGCCGAGGTTGGACTCCCACGCCGACCTGAACAGCCAGTAGCTGTCGCCGACGCGCCGGGTGAACACCTGGTTCGGCGTCCCGACGAGCGCGGCCATGCGCGGCGTGTCCGCGAACGCCGCCGCGACGCGCGTGTTGCTGAAGTCGGTGAGCTGCTTCTCGCGAGGGAACGTGGTGATCCACTTCGTCCCCGGGTGGTGGGCGAGGAAGTGGAACACCTCGTTCTCGGACACCTCGGTCACGCCCACCTGCCGCGACTTCTCGTAGACCTTGTGCCGGTGCAGGTCGCGCATCGGCTGGCGCTGCCACGGCCGGTGCCGCTGGAGGCGCCCCAGCACCTCGGTGTCGTAGTCGCTGTCGGCCACGAGCGTCCGGCGGAGCTCCCCGAGCGACTCGTCGGTCAGGGCGCGCGTGTTGTCGAAGATGATCGGGTCGCCCTTCACCCGGCGGTTGAGCATGCACCACACCACCGGGTCCCGCTCCGCGATGGCCTCCAGTCCGGTCATCGCGTCGGTCTCCGGTGGCAGGTCGATGAGCGTGGAGATCTTCACTGGGTCAGCATCGCGGAAAGTGAGGAGGCGTTCCACCTCCTCCGCCGGGTTTGCCCTCTGCGCTCCGAGGTCGAGTGACCCACCGGCCTGTCGGCTTGGGCGAGTCCCCTTGCGGGTAAGGTAGCCACCGGACTATTGGGCGCGCGTCTTAACCTGAGATCGGGATTCGGGCGCGCGCCCTCAAGCTCATCGTTCCCCTTCTGGCGCCGTCGCGGCGACCCACTCTCGCTCGTCGCCGACGTAGTTGTACCAGGTCGTGCTCGCGGGGCAGCGCAGCCACAGCTCGCCCCGCCCGCGCGGCGCCGGCGCGCTCCTGGTCGCCGGTCGGCGCTCGATGGCCTCGGACCGGCGGGACTGGACCGCCGCTCCCCACCGCGCGCTCGCCACGCAGAACGCGGCGCCCGTCGCCAGCTTGACCGCCCACCAGAGGGTCCGCCGCAGGAGCGACGCCAGCGTGCTCCTGTGCGGCCGGAGCGCCTCCAGGGTCACGGCTCGTCCTCGCGCGGCCGGAGCGTGGACGCGAGCTTGAGGAGCTGGTCGCGGGCTTTGTCGAGGTTGCTCATCTCGACCGCTATCGCCTTGACCATGGTGTCGCCGAACGTCCCGTCGCTCAGGTCGACGTCGTCTCCGAACGCCCGCCTGACGAGCTTCACGGCGTCGCTGTCCTCCCAGCGCTCCACCTCCCAGAGGTCGGCGGTCCCGGTCGGGTGCGCGTACGCCGTCTCGGCCTCGGTCAGGTCGCACTTCCTCACGGCGACGGTGCGCATCACGCGGCGGTGGTTCGACCTGGCCGGGAGCCGGAGGCGGTTGAGCTCCGCCAGGAGCTGGTCGCGCTCGGAGCCGAGCCGCAGGACGCGGGCCTCTGCGTCGAGCGGCTGCCCCGCGGAGACCGGCTCGCCGTAGCCCGTCATGCGGGGCACGCCGAGCGCGTCCAGCGCGGCGCCGATCCGATCGATCTTGGCCTCGGCGTCGAGCTTCTCCAGGATGTCCCGCCGGCCGCGCTTGGTGAGCACGCCCTCGGCGCGCTCGTAGAAGCGGTCCCGCGCCTCCTTGCCGCCCGGCATCTTCCGAAGCTGGACGAGGGCCATGCCGAGCGCGAAGAACAGCGTGTCGAGCTCGTCGGGCGTGTAGTCCCGCCGGTCGTGCTCGTCGCCGGCGTCGACCACGACCTGGAGCGCCCTGGCGACCTGCGCGTCGGCCTCGGTGCGCGGGTCGACCTCCATGACGACCTCCGCGCCGAACCTCGGGCAGCCGTCGTTCACGCACCTGTAGGCGGTCCCCGTCGGGTCCTTCTTGACGAACCCGAGCGTCCGACCGCAGTCGGCGCACGTGGGCTTCGGGAGGCTCACCGCGCCGCTCGCTTGCGCATATCGGTCGGGAGCGCGTCGTTGACCGCCTTGCGGATCCAGGCCGAGACGTTCGGGAACCCGAGCTGGTTGGAGTACCTCTCCCACATCTCGAAGTCCCTCGAGCTGCACCGGAGCTGGTGCCGCTTGTCCAGGTCAGGCGGCAGGACCTTCGGCCGTCCCGGGGGCTTCTTCGCGCCGCCCTCGCCACCGTCGTCATCAGGCTTGCGCTTCGTGTTCGCCATGATCGATCTTCTATCGGTTCTTGTTGACAATGTCAACGCTTTGATTTCGTCGGCTTCTCGCCGCCAGACTCGAGCACGAGCTGGACGTCGCCGCCGAGCTCGTCCAGCGCTCGCCCGACGTGGTGAGGTGTGCCTCGGAAGAGGTTGACCATCTGTGCGTCGACCGCGGTGAGCGCCGCGCGCAGCCGCCGGAGCGTGTCCTCGCGCTCCTCCGTGTATGGCACGATCCCGTCCGGTAGCTCGTCGACGGTCGACTCCACCTCGAGCGGCTTGCCCTTCTCGTCGACGTCCCGCTGCATGTGCCGCTTCCCCTGGCCGGGGAGCTCGAACGCGTTGCTGTACTCGATCACCTCCCACTTCAGGGAGATGCCGATCACCGCGGTACCCTTGTGCCGTGCGTCGTCGATGTCGAGGGTGGTCGTGTTGTGCCAGTTGCTGTTGTACGGGACCTCGGCCCTGTACTCGATGCGCAGGTAGCGCGACCACTCCAGGTCGAGCTTGGCGCGCGCGACCTCATCCATCTTCGCCTTGAGCGCGTCGCGCGACTTCGACACGTACCAGACGTCGCCGTATTCCGCGATGAAGTCGCCCTCTTGCGCGTCGAGCCGGAGCACGAAGTTGGCGGTCTGCATGCGGTACCCGACCTTGATCCCGGTGTCGCACACCATCTCGCCTATTTTGCGCGGCGCCCGCCCATGCGTCGGCTTCTTGCGCACCTCGACCATCGCCAGCTTCGCCTTCAGGTCGGCGGCCTTCTGTATCTCTTGCTCTTGCTTGTACTTGTTGACGTCCATTGCCTCTGTCCTCTCGGCCGTCGTGGACGGCGCAGGCGTTACAGCTCCACGGTCTCGATGACGCCGACGATCGTGCACCGGAACTTCGACCGCCAGCGCTGGTCCGAGAGCTCCGGCTTCGGGTCGCGGTGGTACTTCGACAACCTGACGGTGAACGGGTCGGTGTAGTCGGCGTGCTCGTGGCTCTCCTCGATGGCGCGCGCGTCCGCCTCGGTGGCCGGCCACGAGCACGTGTAGCGGAGCATGTCGATCGGGAACGGGCCGTCGCCCTGGACCGTGAAGTCGGTGCGGTGCAGCGGCTCCACGTACTCGGCCTCCATCGCGGCGCGGAGCTTCTCGGCGAGCCGGGTGAGCACGTCGTGCTTGTCGTCGCCCGGCTTGCCCCACCCGGCCGCCTCGTCCAGCACGAGCTTGACGATGTCGACGCTCACAGGACCACCCCGCGTTCGATGTGGTCGATCACCTCGTTCGCCACCACGTTGTGGCCGGCCTTCCGAGCGGCAGCCGCGGCGCTCACCGCGATGGACTCGAGCTCAGAGGTGTAGTCGATCAGCTTGAGGATCATCGACCACGGCCACCTGTTCGAGTCGTCGCCGGCTATCGTCCCCTTGAGCCGGGCCAGGTCGAGCTTCTTCACGACGGCCGGGGCTTCCAACCCCTCGGGGCGATGAGGCGGGAGTGGGCGACGCGCGAGTGCTCCGGCACGACGCACTTCTTGACGTCGATCTTGCGCAGCTTGATGCTCCCGCTGCTCGCCTCGCTGAGCAGCTGCACGCGGCGCTTGGCGGTCCGCAGGAGCTTGCTGATCTCTGACTCGAACTGTCTCTGTGTCATTGTCTTCGTCCTTCGTGATTTTAGGTTTTTCTTACGCCACGTCTCCCGACTTCTCGGGGTCGTCCGGGTGACGCTCGGTCTGGATGTTGTCCCTCGCCAAGCGGGCGATTCGGTTGCCCAGCATGTGGAACATCTCACCGAATGTGAGCTTGTACTTCTTCTCGATGTCGAGGAACGCCTTGGAGAACTCGTACTCGGCGTTCTCGACGATCTTGCTGCGCGGGTGTCTCCTCACGTCTTCCTCCGCGGCATCCTCGGCACGCGTCGCAGCAGCCACTCGAGCACCATCCACGTGAGCACGGCGCACAGGACGACCACCATGCAGATCGCGTGGAGAACGTGGGTGACAGCGTTGGTGATCCACCTCATTCGCGGCTCCTCTCGATGGCGGCGCGCACGCGCTCGCGCTCGGCGTTCTCGTTGGCGATGATGGCATCCATCTTCGCCTTGTCGGTGTACCGGGTGATGGACTGCTCGACGATCCGGTTGAGGTCGCGGGGAGGGACGGCGTCCACCTCCCAGCTGTCGTTACCGAACTTGGCGATGTAGCCCTTGGCGCGGGCGTCGGTGACCTTCGCCGGGTTGGGTGGCAGATTGTAACGGCGGACCTGCTCGATGGTGAGCCCGATCTTGATGACCTTGAGGTTCGGGACGCCGAACTCCGTCAGGCGGTCGCGGATGTCGCGCACCATGTCCTCGCCTGACGGGTCGTGGTCGCCGAGGTAGAGCACGACGACCTCCTTCTCGACCTCCTCGATCTGGTTGCCGTCCTCGTCGTTGTAGCGGAAGATGGTGCCCTCCTTCTTGCGCCCGCACCCCTTGCACGTCCCGTCCGGGTACCTGTACGCGAAGTCCTCGGCGCAGTTCGCGCACTGTGGGACCGCGGCGAACACGCCGCACGCCGCGATCATGCGGTCGGCGGCGGTCTTCATCGCGCTGGCCGAGCTGTAGCCCTTGTTGACGGCGAGCGGGATGTGCGCCCGGCGCGCGATCGGCCCGAGCACGCCGGCGAGGGCGTCCTTCTCGACCCAGAGCTCGAGGTGCCTGGGCTGGTCGGCCCGCCGTGGCAGGCGGAACTGGTCGAGCGCGACGTCGATGATCTGGTCGACGCTGCTCCACTGGCCGGGGACGCGCGGCTCCCTGCCGCGGTCCTCGATGATGTCCCAGTCCACGATCCCGGCGTAGCGCGCGTCGACCAGGATGGAGATCAGCCGCTGGTAGTTCTTCGGCGTGTTCTTCGTGTCGTCGGGCAGCCCCTTCTTCCGGTTGTACTCGACGTCGATCCAGCTGTCGGGGAGGAAGTTGCCGCCGATGAAGCGGTAGTAGACCTGCCTGGCGCTCAGCTTCTGGTCGCTGTACTCGGCGAGGATCTCCACCATCTTGTCGATGATGGCGCGCGTGTCGTCCTTGAAGTTGGTGACTCGGTACTGTTCGGTAGTCATCTCTTGGTCCTCTTCTGCTCGGACGATGCCGCGATCTGCTCCTGCATCAGGCCGTGGAGCTTCGCCTGGCACCGCGAGCAGCCGGCGAGGTGGGTGCGGAACGACTCCGCCTGCGCCTCGTCGAGCTCGTGGTCGAAGAACAGCTCCAGGTCAGGGCATCCCGCCACACCGACACGCTACCCTTTAGCGTTGACGTTGTCAACAGAACACCTGCGGATCCCGCGGCGCCGGTACGGCCCCTTGCTCTTCTTCTTCCGCTTGCGGGTCCTCGCGACCGGGAGCGGCGCTCTCGTCGGCCCGGCGGCGGCTTGAGCGAGGAGAACGTTCAGATCAGAGTTGTCGAGGGCGCGCCGCTTGTTCTTGTGGTCGATGATCGGCTGGCCGGCCGCCTCCGCGCCGCGCCTGACCAGCTCGCGCTGCAGCTTCGCGCCCTCGTTCTGCGCGTCGTCGTCCCAGCTGTGGGTGCCAGCCTCGCGGTGGTGCCGCACGAACTCGACGGTGTTGGAGAACACGGTGACCTTGTCCGGTGGCAGGGTCGGGAAGCCGCGCGTGCGCGGGCGCTGCATCTTGTTCGCCATGAAGATCAGCGCGCCGGCGCACATCGACCCGTCCTCCTGCGCCGACCACTTCACGAGCCAGTCCGGGTCGTCGTAGTCGATGGTCTGATGGCACGGGAGCGGCTCGTCGCGGTTCATGCAGTCGATGAAGCTCTCGGGCGAGCCCGCGCCGAGCCACCCGGGCATGGCCGCGCGGCGGAACGGGCAGTCGGAGCACGGCTGCTTGGTGGGTGGTCTGTAAGTCATCGGTCGGTTCCTTCCGCGCGGGCCTCTTCCCTCGCCGCCTCGAGCATGCCGTCGATGTCGCCCGCGATCTCCTCGAGAGCCTCGATGTACTCGCTGCGTTCGAGCTCCATCGCGGAGCTCATCGTGAGCGCGGAGCGCACGCGCTCCACGTACTGCTCCTTCTTCGACCTGGTCTTCGGCATCGCTCAGTCCTTGTCTTCGAGCTTGGAGAGGAGTTCGGACACGTCGCGGGCGGCGCGCTGCGCGTCCTCGTTGTCGCGCCACTGGGCCTGGCCAGTGGCTTCCTTGATCACATACAGGCTCAGTTCGCCGAGCCTCAGCTGCAGGCGGTTGAGGGTCTCGGTCTTGGTCACTGGCGACCTCCGCACGCGCCGACCAGCGGGGTCATGCGCGAGACCTCGTACGCCTCGCCGGCGACCAGCGCGCCGAGCAGCGCGTACTTGCCCCAGGTCGGGATCTTGTCCGTGACCGCCACCCACAGGGTGGACGCGTAGACCAGCCCGAACGCGGTCACGAGCTTCGGGGCGCTGGGCGCCGAGCCGAGCAGCGGGTTGCTCTCCTGGTAGTAGTAGCCGTCCCGTGCCGGGCAGTCCCACCGCCCGCCGCAGGACACGTTGAGCGTCTGGCGGACGTCGCAGAAGGTGAGCGCCACGGCGCTCGCGGACAGGACCGCGACGCGGTCGGCGTGGGTGCAGGCGGATAGCGCGGCGAGCGCGGTGAAGATGACGGTTCTCATCTGGCTAGCTCCGTTCTCCGAGCAGGATCAGGCGCGCGTTGACTTCATCCAGGCGCTCCCCGAGCAGGACCAGGCGCGCCTCGACGACCTCCAGGCGCCTGGTCCCGGTCTTGAACGCGCGCATCGCGTTCACCAGCAGCTCGCGGTCGAGCATCCCGTGCTCCTCCGCGATCCGCTTGAACTCCGCGCGCTCGGCCTCGGTGAGGGTGATGTGCAGCGCGGCCGACCGCCTCCGCTTCTTGCGGTCGGCGGCTCCCGCGCGGACCGCGTCGAGTCGCTTCTGGTTGGTCTCAGCCACGGCGGCCTCTCTTCTTGTTCATCACCTCGTCGAGCAGCGGGTCGTGCCGCAGCTTCGAGTAGGCGCCGTCGCACCCGAACTTGCGGTTGACCTCGGCGAAGCGCCCGGCGAGGCGGTCGGCGCCGCGTTTCGTCTTGCGCGTCGCGACGCGCACAGCGCTCGCGTTGCAAACGAAGCTCGCGAACACGTCCCAGCGGTACCCGCTGCGGATCGAGTTGCGCTCCCCGATCACGGCGCCGCCTCGGCGGTGACGCGCAGGACGATCATCACCGTCCACGCATGCTCGTCGTCGCGGTCCGGGAGCTCGACGTGGTGGTACATCGGGATCTCGAACGGCGCGTTGACCTTCGGGAAGCTGAGGTAGTCGCTGCTCAGGTGCTTCGTGACCTCGGCGCCGCACGTTGGGCACGTGTCGGTGATCTCGATGGGCAGGCGGCAGCGCTTGATGTCGAGCGACAGCGGCTCGTTGGTCATCTCGATCTTCATGGCTTGGTCCTCTGCGCGGAGATCAGGAAGTCGTCGCCGTCGTACGCGGTCAGGCCGAGGATGTGGAGCACGAACCACATCGTCGATCCGATTGGGTCCTCGCGGCGGCTGACGATCGGGTCCTCGCCGGGGACGGACACGACCACCTTGCCACTCCTGAGGAAGCGAACGGCCGCGTCCTTGGCGCGCTTGCGGCCCTGGGCGCCGGTCGCGGGCGCCCGGCGGTCGCGCCGCTTCCAGTAGCGCCAGTCCTCGTACGCGAACCGCGCGCACTCGGTGCTGTGTCCGTGGCCGCTCTTGTATTTCTGGCCGCGCGCGTACGAGCACGTGCAGTCCGCGTCCCTGGCGGCCCTGACTCGAGGGCTCCTCGGAGCGTGGTCCTTCTTCTTCACGACGTCGCCTCCGGCGCGGGGTCGATGGGGAGCTGCTGGGCGCGGTACCGTTCGGCGTGGGCGTGGAGGTGGCTGACCGCGGGCGGCAGCGCGATCCGGCCCTTCGGGGTGCGCGCGATCAGGCCGAGCTCGAGGAGCACCGGCTCGATGATGCCCTCGATGGTGCCGCGCTCGATGCCGAGCTGGGCGGCGATGGTCGCCACGCCGACCGGGGAGCCGAGCCGCTCGCACAGGATCCCAAGGTACGCGCGGTCCTTGGGCTCGAGGCCGAGCATGTCGAGCCCGAGCGCGTCGAACGTGGCCTCCGCGATCTCGAGCGTCAGCGTGGGCTCGCCGGCGCTGTCCTGGAAGTCGCGGCACGCGCGCACGAGGTTGTTGGCGACGCGCGGCGTGCCGCGGCTGCGCCGCGCGACCGCGTCGGCGACGTCCGCCCCGAACGCGTTGAGGCGGATCCCGAGGCGGCCCATCGTGCGCTTGGCGATGGTCGCGAGGTCGGGGACCGAGTAGTGCTCCAGCTCGAACCTGTAGTTGAAGCGCCCGCGGAGCGGCCCGGTCAGGAGGTGCGCGCGCGTTGTCGCGCCGACCAGGGTGAACGGCTGCAGCGGGAGCCGCACGACGCGCCGGTTGGCGGACAGGTCGACGTGGCCGTCCTCCATCGCCGTGTAGAGCAGCTCCTGCATCGTCACCGAGATGCCGTGGATCTCGTCCAGGAACAGCACGTCGTGCCGGCCGAGCGTGGTGAGCAGCCCGGTGAGCTCGCCCTTGTGCTCGATCGCCGTGGCGACCGCGGCGTGCAGCTTGGTGCCCATCTCGGCGGCGAGGATCTGGGCGAGCGAGGTCTTGCCACAGCCGGGCATGCCGGCGAGCAGCACGTGGCCGCACGCGCGGTCGCCGTGGCGCGCCGCGACCACGGCGCGCCGGAGCACCTCGATCGTCGGGCGCTGGCCGACGTAGTCGTCGAACGACACGGGTCTGACGTCCTTGTCCTTGCTCACAGTTCCTCCCAGCGCTCGGCCACCTCGAGCCCGAGCATGTTGGCGTCCGCGATTGCCTTCTGCGCTGCGCTGCCCTCGCCGTGGCCCTGCTTGGCGAGGGCCTTGCTCAGCTTGAGCAGGATGCCCCACTGCAGCCCGAGCATGGTGGGGACGTCGCCGCCGTCGACGACGCGCCCGTCGCTCAGGACGACGGCCGACTTGACCGGAGCCTTCGGGTCGACCGGGAGGACGACGCGCTGGCCGTGGTCGTCGAACCACCGCGCGTACCCGGCGCGCACGAGCGAGTTCATGAGGCGCCGGGTGTTGCCGGGCGTGTCCCACAACCACCCGGCGTTGGGGTGCCACCGGCCCTGGCGCTTGAGCATGTCGTACACGCCCTGCTGGACGCTGCCGAGCTTCCGCATCACGCGCGCTTCCTGGCCTTCGTCTTGCCGGCCGCGAGCGTCTTGCCGAGCCTGTTCTTGACGACCTTGCCGCTCTTGGCGTCGACGACGATGTCGGCCTTGAGGATCGCGGCGCGCGGCTCCGACGTGAGGGCGAACCGCGCGCCGCTCCCCGCGGACTCGAGCCGCTTCACCTTGCTGGTGAGCTGCTTGACCAGGCGCTCCAGGCGGAGGTTCTCCGTGGCCAGCGCGCCGGCGTTGTCCGCCGCACCTTGCGCCATGGCGATCGCTTCGTCGCGCTGTTTCATGAACCCGGCGCGCAGCTGGTCGACCTCGGCGTCGCGCTGCGAGACGAAGTGGGCGAGCGCCTCCTCAGCCTCGCGGCGCTTGGTGGCGAGGAACAGCCGGTCCTTGGAGAGCTCCTCGCACTTCTCCTTGAGCGCGGCGGCATCCGCGAGCGCCTCGGCGACCGACTCGGCGCCGAACATCTGGCGGAGCTGGACGTGGAGCGTGCTCAGGTTGCTCTCGGCGTTGTTGGCGCGGTCCTGCGTGGCGAGCAGCTCGCGGCCGAGCCAGGTCGCGCCCTGGTAGACCATCAGCTCGTCCATCGGGGCGCCCGTGGCCTTGAGCGCGGCGCAGGCTTGGTCGATGTCCGAGCGGAGTTGCCTGGCCTCGCCGGACCACCTGTTCGCCTCCCTGGCCTCCTTCTCTCTGGCCAGCTCCTTGCCGTCGCGGTCGCGCGCGAGCCGCTGGATCCGCTCGGGGAGGTCGAGCTCGAGGCCGATTATCTCGCCGGCCCGCGGGATCCCGGCGGCGTCGAGCGCCTCCGCGGCGGCGAGCAGTCTGTTCTCGGTCGGGGTGTTCTCGGGGATGTCTTCTGCGTCGGTCATGGTCGGTCCTCGGTGTGAGCGCCGCCGGCCGTCGAGCACGGCCAGCAGCGGTGTAGCGATCATGATGAGCCCCGCGTAGGCGATCGCCTCGACCAGGCGCGGGAGTAGGAGCAGGTACCTCAGCAGCCTCACGGCTTCGCGGCGGCCCGGCGGAGCGCGCAGGCGACCCAGGACTCCAGGCCGCCGGCGCGCTCCACGAGCGTGCACGCGTCGAGCGCCGCCTCCGCGGCGGCCCGCTTGTAGCCCGCGCCCGTGAGCGCGGCGACCGCGTCCTCGCGGATGATCCTCGCGGTCTCCTTCGCCTGCTGCTTGTCCAGCTCGAGGTCGCGCAGGAGCGCGTCGGCCGGCGGGATCTGCTGCGACGGCGACCCTGGTTCGTGGAAGCTGTCGCACGGGAGCGGGATCGGCCGCTCGACGCGGTGGTGCTCGTGGCCGACCTCCGGGTCGCGCTTCGGGAGCGGGATGACCCGCGGCTTGCCCGACAGCACCTGACGCGCTCGCTGCTCAGGGACTTGTTTGATGCTGAGCACGGTGTCAGCGGCGCGCGCCTTCGCGTAGCTGCGCTTCATGGAGCGTCGGTAGCGCCAGTCCTCCACGCGCCCGCGCAGCCAGTAGCCGAACCACAGGGAGGCCAGCGAGCCGACGGAGAATCCGATGATCAGGCAGTCCAGCTCCTTGTTCACGTTGCCCTCCAGGTTCAGGTTGTACGGTTACTAGGTGACGTTGTCAACACAAACAACGCGGTCAGTTCGCGCCCGGCGAGGCCGGCGCGTCCGGGGCCTCGTCCGGCTCCTGGTCGTCGCCGACGATCTCGTCCTCCTTCGTCGCCGCGCGCATGACGGTGTCGAACGCGTCGAACGCCTCGGCGAGCTGCCTGCCGAGCTTCGCGAGCTTGTGGTGGCGGTCGGCGACCGACTCGCCCGGGTTGAGCGGCCTCGTCTTGAGGTCGGCGAGCGCCCGGATCTCCTTGCTCAGCTTCCGCTGCTGGTTGACCAGGGAGTTCGCGACCTCGTCCGCGGTGAACAGCAGGACTGGCACGGCTAGTCGTCCTCCCCGCCGCCGGGCTGCGTGACCTCGTTGTACGCGCCCCAGTTGTAGCCGCCGTGCCCGCGGTCGGGGTCGTCGCCGAGGTTCCCCTCGGGGCGCTTGCCCCACTCCGAGCCGACGCCGCCCTCGACCGAGATCTCGGTCATCTTGACGGTGGGGTCGACCGGCGCCGGCGGCAGCGCCGGGACCTCGTCGTGCACGGGCAGCGTGATGACGACCGGAGGCTCGACGACGCTCTCGTCGTCGCCGTACTGGTAGCTGTGCCACCACGTCTCGAGGTCGGCGCGGGTGATCTTGTCGTTCTCGACGAGCCACTCGACGAACCCGCTCTCGCAGTCGATGCGGGTCATGAACTGCGAGATGGACTCCTCGGTCGAGACGAGCGCGGCGGCGAGCGCGGCGTACTGCTCGTCGTCGCCGGGGCCGATGCGGTGGTTGGTCGGCCAGCGGTCGCCGGCCAGCTCGATCACCGTGTACCTGTCCTTGGCGCGCAGCGCGGCGACCACGTCAGGCTCCAGGCCGGCGGTCGCCTCGGCGAGGTGGCGGTCGCCCATGCGGCGCTGCTCCTTCACCACGAACCGGACGCCCCTGTTCCAGACCGGCATCTTGCGCCAGTCGCGGGTGCACCGGCGGTCGGGGCGCGGGTTCTGGACGTCGCGGTCGAGCTTGTACGTGCCAGGCGGGATGTCGATGTCGTTCTGGTCGGTCATGTCACTTGTTCCCCATGTGGTCTTCGTTGGCGAACTCCTCGGCGACCTCGTCGATCCTGGCGCACAGCTCGGCGACCCGGTCGGCGCAGTGCCGCGCCGTCGGCACCTCGCGCATGCGCTCCTCCACCGCGCGCAGCTTCAGCCCGCACTCGGTGAGCGCGTCGCCGACCCAGCTGAACAGCGGCTCCTCGTCGGGCTGGAACTCGCCGACCTTGACGGCGTACGCGTAGTCGCGCCCGGTGTAGATGGTCGAGCCCGCCTTGTCGTCGAACGCGGCGCGCCGCTCGGAGGTGACGGTCATGTACGGCCCGTCGACGCTGGTCACGCGCAGGACGTCGCCGTACCTGCCGAGCTCGCAGTCGGCGATGAGCCTGAGGACGTCGCCCCTGTCCCATCGGTTCGGCATGTCAGTGCTCCCTGTGCGGTGAGGATGCGGTGTTCAGGGTGACCTCGACGCCCGCCGCCACCATGGCGATCACGCCGAGGATGGCCTCGAACGCCTCGTTCCCCGAGGTCCGCCACTCGTCGTCGCACCACGCGGTGACCTCGACCCACGGCTGGGACGGGTCCCGGCGGTGCATCAGGTTGACCTGGTTGAACGTCGGGCCGTCGCTGTCCGCGACCACCCGGTTGGTCTGGTTCTCGACGACGACGAACGCGCCCTCGTCCCAGAAGTTGGCCCGCACCGCTACCTTCTCGCTCGGCATGTTAGTCTCCTGTTCTTCTTGCTCGGAGTCACGGTCAACGTGTCGCGCGCGCTCCAGCCTTTGTTGATTCGGTTGCGGATGGTCTCCTTGTTGATGCCTGTGCGGCGAGCCCACTCGGAGATGCAGTGAGTCTCACCGTTGAATGTCACCGTGACGTTCTTGCTGGTGTTCTGGTTCTGCTCGATGCGCGTCGCCCACCGCACGTTGCCCGGCTTGTAGTCGCCAGTGTTGTTCGGCCAGCGGTCCAGGCTGTGCTTCGGGCTCGGTCGCGGGCCGACGTGAGCGAGGAACGCGGCGAAGCCCTTCGGGCCGCGCCACGCCTTGGCGACGCGGACGCCGCGCGCTCCGTAGTTGTGGAACGAGACGTGGCTCGGCTCGTAGCAGCGCACGAGCATCTTCCACCAGGCGCGGAATTCGGCGGTGCCAGACTTACCATGCGACCTGTACCCGGCGCGTTTCGTGTAGAGATTCCTGCGCATCAGTGTCCAGTA